CCGACACTGGTTCCCATACCTTCTGAGTTATTCAGATACACGGTATAGTCGTTCATTACTCATATTGCATTAAAGTGAGTCTCTGAACCTGGAATTAGGATGTCGTCCCAAAACCAGCCAGTCATTTAGTGAATTTTCGTATCACAAGGTGTTGAATAAGAGTGTAGTATCTTTAGATTGTTTCTTTCTCGTCTTTACTGACGAATGGGTTACCCCATCTAACCTCAACTACTAATCTTATGTCGGAGACCATGGTATTCGTTTACAAACTTGCAATTGACCTCAGGCTGTTAGCCCTTACTGACCAAAATCCTTTCGGATCTTTTGACGTCTTAATCAATCTACAATAGTCTGTATAGGAATATTCCTTCCATGGTTTATACCTCTGCAACGCTTACAATCAATTTCTTCGTGCATCCCCCCTTTACTAAACGTGTCTTAAGACAGGTTTCAAGAAAGAGTTTGCGCGATAGTTTTGATCTAAACCTACAGTTTTTACGCAGAGAAATAAATTTCTCTTCTGGATCCTTAGCTTTAAAGTATGTCTTCTTTTGTCCATTTTTATCCGTCTTTTCTATTAAATCATATAGAGAAAGGTCTTTTGAATTATGCCCATAGGAAATAAAACTCGCTGTCAACGTGGGTAGCTCGAAGAGCTCCCGTGACGGCTGCAAGTCTAATTCATAAGCAATATGAGGTTTTATAATCTCAGCACCAGTAAGTTTTAACAGATCGGGTTCGATTTGAGTCCAGTATTCACTCGACATTTCTTGAAAAGTAGCTTTCCCTTTTAAGTCGGATACATCTCTGTATCTTTTCATCAACGCTTCGGCGACAGCAAGCTGTCCCTCAGTCGGTTGAGACCCAAAAGGAAGTCCTAGCCCTCCAAGATGTCGGGGAAGAATCCATGAACGACGTGATTTTAGTAGTCTAGGCTCCAAATGGTGCCTAAAGACTTCTAAAGTACGCTCACGTTCTTCATCTGAACTGCCCATCAAACATTCATTAAGTTGATCTATAACTGGCATTAAAGATTCGGGGGAGTCTTTCTTTGGTTTTCTAGTATCATCTAGAACCTTTGCTTGTCCCTTTAGCAAACCCGGGTTGACGACGTAAACGTCCTCAAATCCTTTAACAAGGAATCCTCGTTCACCCTCTTCAAGTATAGTACCATAATTAGTACTATTAATATTAACAAAATGTGGAGAAATATAATTTTTACCCGCTGATAGAGCGAGTCCACTGCATGTACAGACATGTTTCCATAATCTGTAGTGATCAATATTAGAAGCGAATGAAATATCATCCCCGTTAAATAACGGTTTGTATTGGTCCAATATATAGTTCCAGGAGAGTACCTTCTTCTCAAAGAGTTCAACTGAAGCCCACAGCATAGCTGCGTTAACCAGACATAAAACTGGAAAGCTTGTAGGAGAACCCATCAATTGACCCCATTCCTGTATAACCTCAGACTTGTAGATATCGCGAAATTGCGGAAATCGTTCTGTGAAGATCTTTTCTTCAAGTCCTTCTTCATTTTTGACCTTCTTCATATTCATAGGAAGATCTGGATATAGAATTCTATGATTGCACAAAGTCATTTCAAGCACGGATGCCCACTGCCACGTAATGTCTGTATGTTTACAAAAAGCGTTAATAAACGTTCTTGGTAACAACGGATGCATGTTATCGGTAGCACTCTTATAATCACCAGCAACAAAAAAAGTTTTTGCTGTAGTAAAAAGAGATTCACCCCTCTGAGCTAATCTTTCCTCTTCTTTCCATAGGTAAGTACCAGTATACACAGATGAAATATCATTTATATTGTGTCTTTTACCGATAAAACGAAATGGACCATTAGGATCACGAAGATGACTATGTAGGACAGGTTGTAAAAGTCTACCTAATTGGTAGATATTAGGATCACCTGCGGTTATACCCCGAACCTTAAAAGGTTCAAGTACACGATGATACAAGCTATCAATAATATAAGTTGAGTTGACCTCATCCCATATCTTTGCCTTCATTTCGGCTAAATTGAATCCGAAAGAGAAGATTGGTATTTTCCCAAACTCTCCCTCAGCTTGTACATCCCCCATATGACATCGAACATCATAATCATAATGGTTTTCGAAGAAATAGCCCATCGTTCCCCCGTCTACTGACGAGGTCTGCGAACACGCGGACTGTGACGGCAGTCTCCATATTGGAATTTGTGCCATAATTTCTTTTGGATAGTAGATCTTCACAAGTTGTGAGACCTTTTGACATACTTTATTAAGTATTGTAGGATCAGAGGACCGGTCGTAATCATTACCAGACATTGACTTTTGATGGTCAAGTTTGGCATGAATCTGTTTAATTTCAGATATAGACGCGGCTGCCCTCTTTGCGTTCTGCAGACTCATAGCGAGTTTCAACTTCAATTTGTAAGAGACGTGTTTTGATAAAAAGAACCGTCTGACCCAGCCCCCAATTACCACTCCGGGCAACTCATGTTCATCCTCTTCACCGAGAACTGTCTTTGGCAGTTCTGTGGGCGGGATTAATGAACACACGAGATGACCAGTGTGAAATTTATACCTATCCTCTAATATATCTAAGAGAGAATAGATGAAGTACCGGTTAAGAAAATTATTCATTGACTTAACCGACGGGACTCGACCAGTTATTACATATAACACGTCTACCACTCCATTGTAGAGTTGGAAGACCTTATTGCTACTAGAGTCTAACAGGTGTTTATAGGCGAAACAGAAAGTATACTGTTTCTTTGGATAGATCCGAAGATCGTAAGTACCCTCACATATACTTTGAATGATTAAAGAAATCTTGTCGTTCCAAGTAAGGGGGAGTCTGCTTATAGTAAGCTTATTGAGTAGAAAGGAATTTATTCCCTCAATAGGTGGCTTCTGACTACCATGAAAAGCCTCATAATATTCTTTCGAGAGTGTGCCAAGGTACTCTCTTGCTAACTGAATATTAGTGATATATTTGTGTTCTTGCATATCGTTTAAGCGGAACACCAC